TGGATTACCTGAACCGAGGGTTCAGACTAAAGCATTTACTTATTCTGACCTGCATTTAGATTTGCAAAAAAAATATTTAATTAAAGATAATTTAAAACAACAACCTGAAATTAATGATCTGGTTTTGGATTATGATTTAAACGCCATTAAAAATTCTATTAGAAATATTTTTAATACTACACCCGGCGAAAAGGTTTTGAATCCAGAATTTGGTTTGAATTTAAAACAATTTTTATTCAGTCCCATGAGTGATTTAGTTGCTTTGGATATAGCTGGTTTAATTAGATCTAAATTAACTTTTTTTGAACCCAGAATTTTACTCAATTACGTCAATGTATATCCGATGTATGATACATCGGAATATAATATAGAGATTTCATTTTCATTGCCCCAATTAAATACACCTTCATTCACAATGTCGGGTGCGTTAAATAGTATTGGTTACACAAACTACTAATTATGTCAATATCAAATTTTACAGAATTTAATTTACCTAGAAATGCTTATGCATCATTTGATGCGGTTAGCATGAAACAATTGATTGTTAATCGATTGAAAACATCTGAAAAATTTCAAGATATTGATTTTGAAGGTAGTAATATATCGGCATTAGTAGATGTGATTGCATATATGTATCACGTATTGATGTTTTATCTAAATCAAACATCTTCCGAAGCAACATTTTCGCAAGCTGAATTATTCGAAAATATCAATAAAATAGTATCTCTCATAGGTTATAAGCCGCACGGATATCATACAGCTTCGCTTGCAATTAGCGAATTCACTGCTAATTCAGACCTTATCCCCGGATCTTATCTATTACCGCGTTTCTCTTATATTAATGTAGATGGTTCTACTTATACATTTACTGAAGATGTATTTTTTGAAAAAACAATTTCTGGTGATGAAAACATTGATAGTGTTATAAACAATAATATTCTATATCAAGGTGACGTAAAAGAATATCCAATTGAAACTGCATTGGGCGAAGCTTTTGAAATTAAAACCATCACTATCCAAGATTTAATTAATAATACCACAATTATTGATAATAATAATATATTTGTATTTGTTAAAGATGTATATACAGAGAAATGGGTTGAGTGGACAGAAGTTGATACAGTGTATGGTCAAGAGTCAACAGCCAGGGTTTTCGAAAAACGTTTTAATGAGAATTTAAATTATGAATTAAAATTTGGAAATAATGTTAATGGCAAACAATTAAATTTAGGAGATCAAATTGCTATTTATTATTTGCAAAGCAAGGGGTCTTCGGGGAAGATTGGTTCTAATTTATTAAATGGCAAACAATTGTCACTTTATAATACAAATAGATGGAACGAAATTTATTCAGACATCAGAGTATCACCGGCTAAGAAAATTACAGCAAATGAATTGACTTACTTTAATGTGAATAATGAAACGGCATCTACAAATTTTAAAACATATGAGTCTGCGGCAGAAATAAAGAAAAATGCACCCCTCATGTTCATGTCTCAAAACAGATGTGTAACCGTAGATGATTTTGAATCTAAAATATCATCAAAATTTTCGAATATTATTGAAACAACAAAAGTGGTCAATAACCAAGACTATACAAAATATTATTTAAAATATTATTATGATATAGGTTTAGAAAGACCTAATCAAGAAGAAAGAGTATTGATGAATCAGGTTTTATTTTCTGATAGTTGTGATTTTAATAATGTATATTGTTTTGTTGTTCCGAAGTATGGATCAATTCTTAATGAAGAAACACCTCTGGGATTACCCATTTCACAAAAACAAGCAATTGTAGAATCATTTAATGATGTAAAATTAATAAATCAAAATGTAGTAGTTTGTGATCCTATATATAATGCTTTCGACATTGGATTGCCGTTTCCTGATGAGACAAATACTGAATTAGTACGCAGTGAAACAAAATTAAAAATTTACAGAGACCCTGCATATAATACATCAAAAGAATTAATTAAGAGTAATGTATTCAGTATTATAGAGAAATTTTTTGATATATCGAACAATAAGCTTGGTTCTGTATTGAATTTATCACAATTATCACAAGATATTTTAACTATTCCCGGTATTCAGAAAATTGAAACATTTAGAAATAATAAAAATAATGAATTTTTCGTATCAAGAATTAATTTCGTAGTATGGAATCCATTATATCCTGAAGCTACATTGGAAAGTACCTCACAAAACTATTCATTGCAATATTTCCAATTTCCATTCTTTTATCAAATAAGTAATTTATTAAACAAAATTGAAGTAATTTAATGAATACAGATTATAGATATTTAAATTTTTCTGTTCTTGACTATACAAATAGTCAAATTACTTCTGGCTATACCTTACCCATAACACCATTTACTTTTATACCAAAGTTTGATGCGGGTGACGGATATGCAGTGTCAAATACTAGAATAATATGGGATTTTGGCGACGGAACTCTCAGTAGAGATATAACTGCAACACACCATTTTAAAATACCAGGTACATATAGTGTTAAATGTTATTTTTATGGTGCTAGTGGCATAGGTTATGAATCATCGTTTGTGCAAAATATTCTTGTAAAAGATTTTATTTCTGATACATTAGTATTATCTGCCAAAAAGAATTCTATTATAAGATCTTCCAGGTATGAATGTCCGTTTTTAATTTCCAGATTTAATAGCTGGCAGACATATAAATCATTATCAAGTGAAGGCGCATCTATTTTATTAGAAGTATCAGGAAATTCGTCGCCCATTTTAGATATAGAAAATTATTATCAAGATAAGTATGCACACCTTAAAGCCAGCGCAAGATTCCTTACATTAGATTATAATGAAGCGCTTTCAACATATGATCCTATTCCGGTTAAATCAGTAAAAACAAGGAATAATGCTGATATATATGTTAAATTAGATAGTTCTAATAATATAACTTTCTGCAAAAAAGATGATGATGGTTCTGTATTGGCCGGAACTTCAGGTCAAAGACTTATATACTACACAGACGATACAGTAAGAACCCCTGATAATAAAACTATTAAACCGGCTAATATTAGTATTTCATTTGATTATAATAATTTTTATGATGTAGATAATATAAGATACAATATAAATGAAAGTTATTCAGTATTGAATGGCACAACTCAAGCAACATACTCACCAGCCATTCATTATACTGAAGAATTGAATTGCATGTCATTTTCAACAAATGGTATAGATTCTGAAGGTGATTTCAATATAGCTTCCTTTCAAATAGGTAAAAATAAATTTTTGGGTCAAAAAATACCTTTTGTGGCCAAAGTAAAGGATTTCAGTAATTTTAGTAGTAAAGCATGGAAAAAATTTGATCTCAAAAGGGATGATGAAGATTTGACAGAAAATTCAATCAAATTTTATTTGAAGGATACTATTACCAATACAGTAATACCATCAGCATTTGATATATACGAAGATTATGGTGAATTTGAAAATTATCAAAAATTAGGATTTTTCAAAGGATATATAGTACCAAAAATATCAAAAGATGATGTAGCTATTTGTTGTGATGTTAATGCAATTAGTGATATCTTTATGTATGTTGATACAAAACATACCATAATCACTAACCCACAATCAACTAGCATCTACAAACTAGATTTAATGCATAATTATGCTACTAATATTTTTGACGAGAACAATACTACAAAAAAAGTATTTGATACGCAGTCATTATCTGGCATGTATGCATCTATTATTGTTCCTTCTTATAAAAATGCCATTATATCACATACATATTGGACTATAGATTCAGATCAGGACTTAGTAGCTAAGCTTGATTTTGACGGTGACAATGTCAATACACAAAAAATATATCTACCTAATGGATCATCTCCTAGCTTTCTAGCTGCTGATAAAAAGGGTGATATATGGGTTACATTACATGATAGTGTTAGTGTATGTAAATTAAGTAGCAATGGCGATATTTTATTTTATACAACACCAAGTGCATCAAATGTCGATTATTCCAGTAATACTTATTACATACCAAATAGCGGTGCTGCTGGATCTAATTCAATTCTTCCGGCTATAGTAGATGTGGATGTAGCTAATAATGCCTGGGTAGTTTATAACTTTTCTTTATCTTCTTTTATATGTGTTTATAATACACAAGGAAATATTTTACAGAATTATGACATACCCGCAAATTATATAGGAATAGATATAATTTGTACTTATGAAAAAATTTCTTGGATTTTATTAAAAAATAAAAACAACTTCGAAAATGATGGTTTATTAAAAATAAACCAAAGTAATGGTGAGGTTACTTTCATAACAATAGACCATAAGGTGTGGGCTTTTGCATATGATGTAAATGACAGTCTATGGTTTATAGCAAATAAAAATGATATTTTAAGAAAACCTAGTTTCAATGATGATGTATCATATGTCATGACGGTTAATTCTTCTTCGAATATAACATCATCAGATTGTAATTTTAATGGCATAGCTTCTACAACACAAGGCGATTTGTTAATTTTTGATTACGTAGACAGTAATATTAAAATATTCAATATTGCAGATGTGATAGATGATGTGAGTTCTGCCACATATAAAGTAGTAGAATTGAATGATGTAAATAATACAGGATTTTATCAAAATTTTATCAATACAAAAGGAGATCCAACAGGATTCAAATACACAGAAAAGTTTTTGTATGGATATCCTCAATTTAGTCAAGAAGGGTGTTGCAGTAATAAGTTCAATATAAATCCTGTTAGCGGAAAAGGCATTGCAAAATTAAATGAAAATTTTGATATGTCTGCACAAATGAAAAATTTCTCTTTTCAAGAGTCATTAAAAGAAAGCAGTGATTTATTTGATATCTTTATTGAAAAGTGCTTGGGTTCGAAAGATGAATCACCAACATTGTTAGGTAAGAAAATATATGAGAAGATAGCAAATTTCGTAGACAATAATAGCTTTATAGATACATGTAATATCGATAAGCTGAATTCTATTCACAAGCTATTGAATGAAAATTTATACATATTCAATACATATAATTTTCCTCCAAATATAACCAGATTATTGGATTTATTTTCTATAAAATTATCAAAATTAAAAGGTTCGCGAAATAAATTCAATGAAAATTTTGATACTAAAGGCTATACTGTAGACTCTAATACAATCTACGGAAAAAATTTAGGTGAAAAATTAGATTTTTTAAATTCAATAATATCTATTGATGATGGATTTATTGTGGCACATGAAAGATTTTCTAATTCATATACGTTATGTAATACAAAAGTATTGACAGCAGATTTTATAGATGAATACAACAATACGTATCCATTATCATCATATACTCCTTTGTGGGGGTGGTCGCTGGTTTTACCAAAAACATACGCCAATGAAGAAATAGAAAAATATTATACATTTTATAGGTATATTTCCACATATTCAAATGAACAGTTAGAGGGTATAATAAATTGGAGTGATAAACTTACTACTTTGTCAGAATCTATATCGTCCCAAAGTGATTGGTGGGATTTGACAGAAAATATAATTACCAGAGAATTAATGGTTGGTTTGGAATTATTGTCCTCAAATTCTTAAAATGCTCTAAATATTT